ACACGGCCCATTCCAATCCGTGAGCTATACCAATCAATACCAGCTCTGCTTTTATCTTACTTAAAGTACCACCCCAAGTCTTACTACTTTCTAATTTCTTATTTTTCTTTATTGCTACTTTAATACCGTAAATCATATCCACTACGGTAGTAATAAAGCAAATAAGAAGTAAGTACACTATTGGAGAGAAAAACCCTATTACAGCAGATCCAAGTCCTATGAAGAATTTTCCTATGCTACTACCTTGCGCAAACCCATTGACTGCATTTGCAATACTAGATAACATTTTAGTTAAGTGATGTATCATTTGCTATTAAAACGGATTTGAGTTATAATTTCTGGCGCATATGTATATGCAACGTCTAGAATCATTGGAGTCGTATATTTTATATATATCAGCGGTACCACCTTCCTATGTTCTAGTCACAGTAACAATATTTCCATTTACAGAAGCGCTAGTAAATTGTGAATCGTAAGTTTCTGTTGGAAAATATTCTACTACTACATCTCCAGAAAATCCAGTAACTGTTATATCTTTACTATAGCCAACATCTTTCCTATACAATTCTACAATTCCGTCTGAGACATCATATCCAATATCATATCTTTCCAAAGTGGCATTGATATTCCAGTCATCTATAATATTTTGTAATTTGCATCGTTTTACTGTATCACTAGGAAAGTTCAATCCAATAAGAAATGCTCCAGATGATCCGTCTTTATCCAAGTTTATTACATATAAAGCTGTACCATCTGATTGCGTAGAAGGAGATAACTGGAAACATCTATTTGCTCTACCACCGCCGGTTGCTATTCCAGAATTTGCTGTTTGTCCTGCAGTATACCTTGGATCTTGTGTAAATATTTCATCCCAACCATAGCCGTCTGCCCTACTTCCTTGCGGTCTAGTCCAAACACTCCTATCTTGAGAATCATGACTATCTGCATAATCTCCTTTAAATTCCTACGTAGGAGCCTCTCCGTCAATCAATGTTTTAGTACGGATCACAAAAAGCTTCGCGTGTAGTGGAACAGCCATTGTAATATCTGGATCATCTTCTTCTCCATATCTATCACCATTCTCATCTACAAAATAGTGTTCTATAGTATGTTCATCAATCCAATGAGTTCCTGGTTCTACAACACTAGCAGGTACAAGCCTTGCATCAGCAAAATCTGCAAGAAGATCTGCATCGGCATCGTTAGCAATAGCTACAGCTTTAGACAAACAACGATTTGTTGGAGATAGTGAAACGCCCAATACTGAGTTTGCTTCACTATAAGTCATCATTTTTTGCATATCATTCAATCGTTATTGTAACTTTACCCTCTTCACATCCTTTCTTGATGATTGGGTAAAGTTTATTTACTGTAGCTCTAGAGTTTAATACTTTGCCTACAGCTTTATTTTCTCCGACAATAATACATCCTAAAGAATCTGCAGCAGTATTACCGCTGTGAATTCTTATACCACTAAAGCTAGGCACGTTTAATAATTCAGGCATGTACTTTTTGAAGCGAGGAGAATAAGTCCATTTAACTTCATATGTTCCATAAGGAATAGCAGTTTCTCCATAGACTTTCTTCTCCTCTCCATCAAATTTACCATTCTTGTTTATATCTCGTACCTTATCTTCAATGGTATCACAAATGTATTTGCCGTCTATATAAAGTTTTCCTATAGTATAAGTATCTCTAAGAGCTATTCTTTTTAATACTATATTCATACTGTAGAATCATAGAATCCTGCACCACGTACAGAACGACTGTCTTTTGCATATACAGTAGATCCGTCCAATGCCCAGTATTGAGCACCTTCGAGTGCTGCTACACGAGCTTCAAGAGCGTCTACACTAGACTGACTAGCTTTTCCATTAACAGCGGTAGACAAATTGCTTATAGAAGTCTCTACAGCAGATACTCTACTTCTCAGTGAAGCAACCTCATCTCTAAGGATAGGAATTTCATCAAGATTTACAATATCTGCCCATCCTTCAAGAGTAGAAAGTCTTCCGTCAATAGCAGATGTTTCTGTCTCAAGGTCAGTAATTCTATCTTCGTGATTTTCTACATCAGCACCAACATGAAGCACAGAGTCTTTAAGGTCTTGTATATCATTTGCGTTTGTAGCAATACGACCTTCAAGTACAGTATCCTTAGCCTTAAGGTTTATAATATCAGCTTTATTTTGCTGAGCAAGAGCCTCAAGTGCTTCTGCAAACTCTTCATGTTCTACTACAAAGTTAGCAAGCTCGTTAAGAGTATCATAGTCAATATGCTGACCAGATGAACCACCCATCAAAAGTTGATAGAGGTCATCTATTGCTTTCTTAATAGAACCCTGAACAGTCTTATCTCCATTGATGATGTCTACATCGTGTCTGAGAGTTGTGATATTTGGAGCAGTCACATTACCACTAAATGCTCCAGTACCACTTACTGTAAGATTGCTATTGACAGTTACAGGGCTTCTAAATGTGGAAGCTCCAGTAACAGTAAGAGGACCTCCTAACGTTGTATTTCCGTTGATTGTAGCCCCATTGCTTACATTAAGCTGACCACCTACAGTAGCATCTCCAGTTACACCAAAATCGCCATTGTTTACAGTAAGATCACCATCATTGATTCTAGTATCACCTGTAACAATAAGACCATTAGAAGCCTAGATTGCTTTAGCATTGATGTTATCAGTAGTTACGTTTCTAAGAGTTGTGCTACCGCTTACATTCAGATTACTACGAAGATTGGTAATGCCGTCTACAGTAAGATTTCCGCCAATGCTAGTATCTCCAGATGCTGACAATGTGGACATTGTGGTAGGTCCAATTACATCAAGTGTACCTCCAATATTAGTCTTGTCTCCAACAGTAAGATCATCTCCTACGTTAAGATCTTGCGCTATAGCAGCACTACCTGTAGTTACAGAAAGATTACCTCTAGAAACATCCAAGTTTCCATTACTAACAGTAACACCGTTAGAGAATGTAGCAGCACCTCCTACTCCTAATGTTCCATTTACAGTTTGATTTCTTGATACAGAAAGGTTACCTCCAATAGAAGTATTTCCGGTGATAGTAGAATCTCCAGAAATCTTATTATTTCCATTTAAGTGAGAAGCTCCCTGAACAACAAACATATAAGGAACTCCATCAGGAACACCAACTCTGTTCTTAATGGTTGTTACGCCATTAGCGTAAGAGATAGCAGTAAGGCGCTTATTGATTATATCCTGAAAGTTATTTACATTAGCATCAGGATCGCCAAACTTATCGTCATACAGCTAATATGCATAACCGAAGGCATCGTTGTGTTCGGCGTCGCCGATAGCTGAGTTTACTGTAGCATTCAACAACGTGCCATATATTTTAATTTCTCTATTAGCTATCATTATGCAAATTTAATTTTAATATTCATTGTACCATCTAAGATAGGAGCTGCACTACGATAACAATAATATCCACCGTGTATGATGGCATCTGTCATAGGAACTCTAAAGCCAGAAGAAAGCTCTGCTGCAAGTTCACTAAAGTCATCTGTAGACTTAATGTAATGAATTCTACGCTGAGAGAATATCCACAAGTATTGTGCGCGAGTACTGTTTGGTAAAGCATACCAGTTGTCTTTTGCACTATATTCCACCAAGAAATCATCCGATGGATCTACTTGCTCTATATCATCTTTTGGTGAGAATCCCATAAGTAATGTATCCATATCCTTTACAGTTACGTTGAATGTATATGATACGTTATTGTCTATATCTTTCACAGTAATTTGCACTGTCTCTTCAAATCCACCGTTCTATATTTCATGAGCGTATAAAGTACCATCTGCACCTACACTGAGAACTTCAGGATTAGAAGAACTAAACAACAGTTCGTTAAAATGCCAGTCAGAAGGATTATACAAAGCTACGGCACCATCTTTAAGTGTAGCATATATGTAATAGTTTACACCATTTACATCATGATCACCAATAAGCATCTTACTGCGAGTAGCCATCATATAATCATCATCCTCTGCATATATATTAGCGAGAACATTCTCTCTTGCTCCAGTGCTGTCTGTATCGATTATAATATTTCCAGACTCGCCACTGTCATCATCAACAAGCTCAAATACATCGCTCTTATCTATAGTATAAGTGCGAAGATTGTGTCTGCCCCAACCTTGTTCAAATACAGTAAGTACCACAACAAGCTTATAAACACCACAGAACTTTTGTTGTACTGCAGGGAACATACATGTTAATGTGTTAGTCTCATGAAGAACTTGAGAATCTGCAAGATAGAAAGGTTCGTCCATGTGAGTACCATTAAACTTAATACCGTCTTTACCGAATGTATCAATTGCGTGAATGTCAGGTGGAAGTACAGGTACTGAAGGATCTGGCATAGGCATGTGCCCGTGGAAGTGTTCGGGATAGTGCCCGAACCCACGATAGCCAGGCCACCAATGATAGTCGTGAAAATCTGGCAAGAAGCGATTATAATTACAAACATTTGCAGGAACCATATGATAACTTGGGAATCCTGCATTATTTATATTATTTTCTGTAGGATGATAAAAATCAGGAAAACCTACACGCTTAAACTTCTTGCAATCTTCATCCATCGGTGGATTTGAGAACGAGGTGTTAATTAAATAACATCTCAATTGTTTAACACCAGACTAATCAAGCTCATCCATTGTATAGAAGCCTGCTGCTTCATTTGGCTTGATTTTGAGCTTAAGTCTGATATCATTACCTATTCTAATTTTTCTCATATTGCAATATGTTAATAAAAAAGGCTAGAGACGGGCGAAGCCCACCCCCAGCCAATTTTATATGTTTTGTTTTAATTAAGCAACAAAAGCGTCGAGGATAGTCTTCAGGCTAGCCAGTTGGCCAGTCAGACCATAAACCTCAAGAGTCTGCTTTGTCTTACGGAAGATATCATCAGCAGCACGGTACATGTTCTCAAACTCGAGAGTAAGAGCATCGTAGTGTGCATTGATGTCCGTCTCCATAGCAGGCTTGATGATAGGCCATGTGCCCTCACCACGGTTCAGGATTCCCAGGTAACCCATAGCCTGTGACTCACGGTCACGTACGAGCTTAGCAGAAGCTTCGTACTGCTTGCCAGGAACCTTAACCACTGTAACGCCCGTTGGGAAATGCTTATTCTTTGACTCCCATCCGTCTGCAGCAGGATCGGTGTAATAGATATTAGCATTGAAACGAACCTTGTTAGCCCAGTTCAGAGTGTCGTTAGACTCATCATCGTCATAAGGAAGAGCTGTCAGGACAACCTTAGAGTTAGCGCCGTTAGCAGATACGCGAGCGCGCTTCCACTCAAAGTTAATCTGATTAGCAATGTTCTGAGCAATAGTAGCTGCAGTGTCATTCTCCTTCGTTACGTACTCATAAGACTCAGTCCACTTGCGGAAGCGAGTAGGCAGATCCTTGAAAGTAAGACGAACGATGATACGCTTACCACCCTCAGCGAACTTGTTCAGAAGCTGTGCGTCGATATTGGTGAAGTCGATAGTAATCTGATCCTCAGTATCGGCAGCATAAGTAAGTGCATTGAAGCTCTTGATGTCAGCAGCTTTGATCTCGTTTGACCACTTGATGATCGGACGATACTCTACGCTACCATCGTGCTTGCGGAGAACAGTATTCTTCTTAGTTACGATACCAACCTTAATGGTGTTGATATCACCAGCATTAGCAGCTGTAACGTCATAAATCTTGTTAGCTGCAACGTCGGGATCGCAGTTCATCAGAATAAACTTGCCAGCATCAGCAGAGATGGCATTCATAGAAGCTGAAGCAGCAGGAGCGGCATTCAGCACAGCACCTGAAGCAAGATTGCTAACAAGTACAGTATTTACGTATGTAATCATATTTATAAATTAATTTTTTCTACTCCCCCTATACACAAAGGCTAGACCTAACTAGCTGGGGTTTCCACGTTAAAATTATTCTTGTGTGAGTACTTCATTTGCTATTGTACGATATCTTTGATCGCCTTGATTCTCAATATACATTTGAGCAGCCATCTTAATAATTTCGTACATAATATTATCCTCGAAATCCACGTACTCATCTTTTGGATTATCGAGAGTTAATTCAGTAGGCTTTTTTAAATAGCCTAAAGTATAGGATTTAATTGTATAATTCTTATCTGTTAAAAGCTTACAACCACCGTCAAAACGTATCCTAAGAGGTCTTGCTCTATAGTGTTTATAATGAAAGTCAGTAAGACTATTGTTTATTCTATACATAAAACTATCTTGTGTACATTCAAATACACATGTATCCATTTCATGTCCACCAGATATAGAATCAATTACAACATCTTCATTAAGAGCATACAGAAAATCACTAGGATAATTAAGGCTGTATCCAGTATAATTAGCATGTTCGTCAGTGGTGAATTCTGTCGTAGTGTATGTCTTAAACAATGACACAAGGTCTTGCCTACGTTTTTCAGTTTGTTCATAACCTGTACGATGAGCAAAGTCACCATTAAATCTAAGTTTAACAAATTTAGCTATGCCTTGGTTTAGCCAAAACAAAGAATCTTCGGTAGCAGGCTTATTAACAGCATCATCTATCTTGTTTATTTCTCTTTCGAAATTAGCAACACATTCAATATTAGTCATTATTCAGCCTCCTTTTTCTATTGTTTTGGTTGTGTAGCAGTTAAATGTCTTACATAAAGATCGGTGGCTCCAGCTACAAGATCTTCAAAACATTCGTATGGTAATTCACATGCAACGGTTACACTAAAGTTTGCAGGTATTTTTATATAAGTAACATCAACAGAATCTACAGTAGTATACTCATCATGTATTATCTTTATATTACTTCCTTCTAACACAGCCATTGGATTTCTAAGTATACGATGCTTATCATAGTTTTGATTAATAACTTTATTTACATCAGACTGTTTTAAAAGTTTATTTGATACCACACCTTGATCATCTGTTCTATAATTTCCCGTAACATTAGAAACGGATCTGATATACTAATAATAATCTCCTGGGAGTGTAAATGTTACATTATTATAATCCAACGTATCGTCTACAGATCCTCCAGTTAACACTCCGTGTTTTGTAAGAGTTCGAAGAACATCCTCTCCTAATACAGAAACTCTAGTGCCAGATTCTACTTGATCATCCTATCTATAGATAGCATCAATATATTGCTTCTAGAATTGATTTAAGAATGCGTATATATCTTCCGTATCTATCTTGTTCTCTATTTTAAATGTTGGCAGAATGGTTTGAAGCCTGCGTTCAACCTCTATACCCAATTGTCTAGTTTCTTTTATTGTCATGCTTCAAGTCCTCTCATTTGTGCTTTAGTTTGAAGTCTTGTAGATTCTACGTTCTCAAGAGCCATCATAACCGCAAGCGATATTAATTCTTCTGCCATAGTGTCACTTAATTCAAACGTGCCATCAAACTGTGCTGTAAACATTGTTGGCTGTTTTACATAAGTAATATAAAATGTACCAGGATCACTAGTGTCGTGATTCATATTGCTTACATTATCATAAAGAACAAT